ATGGGCGGGGACTTGACTGTTGTAAACAGTGCCAGAGTTTCCTTTGATAAGATAGCATCTAAAGTTAAGGAGTCAGACCAGAAGTTAATTAGATACCTAGCAGCACACGACCACTGGACTCCCTTCGGACACGTTCAGGCACAGTTCAGGATTAAGGCCCCCGTATTTGTCGCAAGGCAGTTGGTTAAGCATCAGGTGGGCATGGTCTGGAACGAGACGAGTCGTAGGTATGTAGATAGCGAGCCAGAGTTTCATGCCCCCGAAGCTTGGAGGAAACGTGCGCCAGATAAGAAACAAGGTTCATTATTAGAAACATTTACAGGGATAGATGAGGAGCGTTGGGATACAAAGTATTGGGGCCTCATGGAAACTTGTAAGACTATCTACGATAACATGATTGCTTCTGGTGTAGCCCCTGAACAGGCTCGTATGATTCTACCGCAGTCTATGATGACTGAGTGGATATGGACAGGATCACTGGTTGCATTTGCTAGGGTAGTTAAGTTAAGATCCAGTTCTGATGCACAGTATGAGTGTCAGCACATAGCAAACAGAATTAAAAAAGAGTTAGACAATACCCCACAAGTTCAATATTCTTGGAGAGAATTATGTCAATAGGCACTAGGATTTTTGTACACGATACTGTTAAAATTAATATCAAGAGATCACTCGCAGATGAGAACCAGTCTAGAGACACTTGGGACATTACGATAACAGATGATAGAGGTGAGAACGTGACTATCTATTGTTGGGGTGATGATGCTATACTTACGGGAGATCTTACAGGAGAAGGTGTATGACAGCAGACGAGGAAGGTTGGATTGAAGGGATGGCAGACTTCTATTCATCAGTAGATGACGCATGGGCATACGCTTTTGTTATGAGCTTAGGCACACGTACCCCCAGTGACGAGATGAAACAAAAGTTTATTGAGTTTGTTTCATCCACACTCATGGGCATAGACGGCGACCTTTCTTGTAGCACTGATGACATCATCAACATGATCCCTGACTTCATTGAATACTTAGGAGACTGGTAATGGGTGGCACAATAAGAGTATCCAAGAAAGACTTTTTTGATTTTAAATTAAAACACGAATGGCTCTTGTACTCTGATAAAATATTGACTAAGCTACACACTATTGAAGAAGACGGTACGTATGTGATAAGCTTTGGTGATGGTATTTCAGAAGATGCTTATGAGCTGTACAATAAATTTATAACTGAGAAAGGAGAGTGACTAAGTTGAACCGTGGTAAACTAGATAACCAAACTACTAATAAGGAAACGACCTATGAAAACTATTGATGGAATCCCCCAGATCATTGAAGGTGTATCTTACTACGCACACCTTGGAAAACCTGTGGCTGACTATGCTGAGAAGCAACAAGCTGGGTCAGGTAAGTTCGGATGGGAAATCAATCTTGCTGTAAGCGATGAAGTCTTTGAAAAGTTTCAACGCGCTGGCTTTAATGTAGGGTTACGCCCTGCTGGAAAGAATAACTACACGGAAGATAATGTTATTACTTTCTACAAGTACCATCTGAACTACAACGGTACAGAAAACTCTGCGCCTATTGTAGTAGATGCTGATAAGAACCGCTTTGAAGATATGATTGGTAACGGTTCTAGGGTTGCGGTACAGTGGTCGGCTATGCCTTATGCTAAAGGAAAGTATAAGCGGCCTATCGTAAACGCTGTTCAAGTTCTGTCCTTAGTTGAGACAGGCGGTGCAGCAACACCATTCACAGAAGAAGAGGTAGCATTTTAATATGACTCAATTTACATACAAAACAGACGAGGGTTTGTACGATGCAGAAAAGCTGAATGATACTGCTAAAGTAGCATTTAACTATCTTGCTGAAGTTCAGGCTGAGATTCAGAGCTTGACTAAAAGGATCGACGTTCTTAATGCAGCCGCTAAGACTTACAATCAGATGGTGCAAGATAACTTAGACCCAGAAGCCTTAGTAACTGAAGAGGAAAGTACAACAGCCGAGGACTAAAGGATGACGATTGTTCAATCACACCTACCATGTCCTGAATGCGGAAGCAGTGACGCACTCTCTATCAATGATGATGGGAGTGCTTACTGTTTTTCTTGCACAGGATACACCAAACAGCACAACAATCCGCAAGGAAGACCAACAATGGAAGTAGTGAATAACAACAACGAGCCTATTTATTTTGCAGATGAAGGACAATATGCTGCCCTTAAAGATAGAGACATATCATTAGAGACAGCTAAGAAGTTCGGAGTTAAAGTAACCTTTGATCAACATGGAGAAATATACAAACACATCTACCCCTACTACGCAGACAACGAAGTCATAGCACGTAAGACTAGGTTCGCTCAGAACAAGAGCTTTGCGTGGGCAGGTGTAGGAAACAAGGCAGGGCTATTCGGTCAGAACTTATTTAAAGACGGAGGTAAGTACATAACGATCACTGAGGGTGAGTGTGATGCGATGGCAGCGTATGAACTGCTTGGATCTAAGTGGCCCGTAGTTAGTATTAAGTCAGCGTCTACTGCTGAACGAGATGTTAAAGACAACCTTGAGTACCTTGAAAGCTTTGAGAATGTGGTCATTGCTTTTGATAGTGACAAGGCAGGGAAGGAGGCAGCACGTAGAGTTGCTCGCTTACTGAAGCCTAGTAAGGCTAAGATACTTACCATGCCAGAGGGATACAAAGATCCTAACGACATGCTACGAGCTAACCTACACACAGGCTTTGTTAGATGCTTCTGGGATGCTAAGACCTACACGCCTTCAGGTGTGATGAATGTCTCAGAGAACCGTGACAAGTATAAGAACAGAGAGAAGAGAGAGTCAGTACCTTACCCTTGGCAAGGATTGAACGAGAAGCTAGAGGGTCTGAGGCAGGGTGAGCTTATCACTTTGACCGGCGGTACAGGCTTAGGTAAGTCTAGTGTAACCCGCGAGCTAGAGCACTGGCTTATCAAGCAGACTTCAGATAACGTAGGAGTAATTGCGTTAGAAGAAGACTGGAGAAGAACCATTGATGGTATCTTATCTATAGAAGCTAACGCAAAGTTACACATCGATAGAATACGAGAGCAGTTTACTAACGAAGAGTTAGATCAGTTCTTTGATGTCCTATATGATGGCGAGAACAGAAACAGGGTATGGGTACATGCTCATCATGGTGCTAACGACATTGATTCTATATTCAGCAAGCTACGCTTTATGATTGTAGGTTGTGAATGTAAGTGGGTAATCGTTGACCACCTTCACATGCTTGTATCAACCAGCATTGAGGGAGATGAGCGCCGTTCTATTGATGCTATCATGCACAGACTGAGGACGTTAGTAGAGGAGACAGGAGCTGGTATCATTCTTGTATCACATCTACGTAGGATTGATGGCAACAAGGGACATGAGAACGGTATTGAGACTGGCCTTAGCCACCTCAGAGGATCTCAGAGTATCGCTCAGTTGTCTGACTGTGTACTAAGTCTTGAACGCAACCAGCAATCAACAGATAATGTTGAAGCCTCTACCACACGGGTCAGGATTCTAAAGTCTAGATACACTGGTGACGTTGGACTGGCTACCCATTTGCTATATGATAATGATACCGGTAGGCTGGCAGAGATCGAGACAGATGACATCACTAATAACAGTGAAGAAGAAGTCGTATTAGGATTTGAATAATGAGCAGACTTGTATTTGATATTGAGACGGATGGTCTTGATGCTACCAAGATATGGTGCATCGTGGCTCAAGATGTAGATTCTAAAACGATATACAGTTATGGCCCTAACCAGTTGGATGAGGGGTATGCCTTGCTTGACTCTGCTGACTCTCTTGTAGGTCACAATGTAATAGGCTTTGATATACCTGTTGTACGCAGGTTAATGAACCAGCCTAACTTTGCTGCCGACAAGCAGATAATAGACACTCTTGTTTTATCTAGACTATTCAACCCAGTTAAAGAAGGGGGTCACAGCCTCAATCAATGGGGACATACTCTAGGTTTTAAGAAGGGAGACTTCAAAGAGTTTGAGACTTACTCAGCAGAGATGCTAGACTATTGTATACGAGACGTAGAGCTAAACACTCAGGTGTACTACGCCCTCAAAGAATTGAGCAGAGGCTTCTCCCCTGTGTCAGTCAACCTTGAACATAAGGTAGCTGATATAATGAAGCAGCAAGAAGCTCACGGCTTTTACTTTGATGGCATGAAAGCAGAGCTTCTGTTA